ATATAAATTATAAAAAATTTAAATTATAAACTTTACAAAAAATAATAGTTTAATCAAATAAACTATATCGTCTATTTACAGGAGATAATGAACGTTGTCTATTTATTTTACTATTTCTATTTTTATCATTATTTTTATGACTATTTTTATGACTATTTTTTTTAGGTTTATTCTTTTTATTAGGTGATTGAGGAGATAAAGATTTAGAGCGATTTTTATATTGTGAATTAATACGTTTATTACTAGGATTAGTATCATTCATTTTCATTGGATCAGCCATATATGTTTTTTCAATAAAATTAATTACAAATTGAAAATTTTCCCAAGTATAAAAGATTTTATTTTGTATATAATTTAATCTACATCTTTGTTCTGTAATAATGGGTTTAATTACATTAGATAAATCTTCTATAGTTTGAAATTCTTCTTGATTTTTAAAAAAATCTGATTTTAATATATTTGGTTTATCATATTTAATACAAAAATATTTAATTATTAGATTACTAATTATATTTAAAACATATCCTGGATAATTACTATCATAATATGTTACTATTTCTTCAGCAACATATTTTATTATTTTATTAATAATATAATGTAAAATAGTAGTAGCTTTAGATTTTTTAGGTTTAATATTTTGTTTAAATTTAATATTACTATAATATGATTTAGAATCACTTGATTGGGATTTTGTATCACTATAATGTGATTTTGTTTCGCTTGTTTGAGAATCTGTTGTAGTAGATACTATACTTTCGTGTAAATCATTGTGAAATTGTTGAAGTTCATTTGTATTTTGTATTATATTATTATCAACATTATTTTGATTTTCATTATTAACATTATTTTGATTTTCATTATTAACATTATTTTGATTTTCATTATCAACATTATTTTCACTTTGACTTTTATTTTGACTTTCATTTTCTATATTAGTATCTTTATATAAAATATTATTATCAATTATTTCAATATCATCGCAAAAATCAAGTGTAGCACGAATACGCTTAATTTTATAATTTAAATCTAATTTATTTTTAAGAGATTTATCTTTATTTTTAAAACAAGAAAGAATATTTTTTAAATCATTACGATTATTTATATTTTTATCATTATTTAGATAAGTAGTATAGTTTTGAATACTATTATTAGAATTAGTATTATTTGAAAAATCATTATTATTACCATTATTAAAAAATTCTTTATCAGTGTTATTTATATCTTCATATTTATTATTAAAATTCATTTTATGTTCATTTTCTTTCATTGATTTATAAAAATGTTTATTATTTGTAATGATTTCATCTAATTTTACAATAATTTCAGAAAATTTATTATCAAAATTACTGTTTATAATTGTTTCAGCATCATTTAAAATTGTATCATAACATTCTAATTTTAAACCATAATAAATCATATAAGAATGTTTAAATGCATTTGTAATTATATTAATTATATTTTCTTTATTAGTAATTATTAAATTTAACATTTCACATTCTGGTATTTTAAATCTAATTAATCTTTCAAAATCAGTATCTTTTAGTATAAAATAAAAGTCATTATTATTATCAATTAATTTATTATATATTTTTGTAGTATAATCAGTAATTTTATTATAAATTTTTAAATTACAATGTAATATTTTATGATATTGAATAGATATAAAACATAATTTATTAATATTATCATATTCATCTTTAAAAATAATATGTTTAATATTTTTATAACATCCAATAATAATATCTCTAAATAATTTATAATGATTATAAACTAAATTAGTATTAAAAAAGTTATAAAATAGTTGATTTATCGAATCTTGTGTATTAAAATTTAGTTTTATAATATCATTATGTGTTTTTATTAAATTTTGTGCTTTATCATAGATTGATTCAATATTATATTGTTTTTTTTCTAAACCAATTAATTGTGCTTCTAAATAATTATTAAGTTTTCCATAAATTTTAATTTCTTTTTCTTTCTTTTCTTTTTCATTTTTCTCATTTTCTATATTATTATTAATGTTATTATTTATGTTATTGTTTTCATCATTGTATTCATTATTAATATTTAATGTTTCTTGTTTAATTATATTAATAAGATGCCAAAATCCTTGTCTATAAACAAAAACATTAGCACCATTAATACAATCTGGTTTTTTATAAATATCAATAAATTTAATAGATATATTTAAACTTACAGAATCATTTGTTGTTGATGACGACCCTAATGATAAACCATAGCTTTGGGCTTTTAAAAAAAGTTTTTTTTCTAATTGATTAGTGCGATTTATTATAATTTTAGTATTATAAAGTTCTATTAAATTTAAACATCTGGCATCTATTAAAAATTTTAAATCTATATCAGAATGAAATTCTTCTTTAGAAATAAAAAAATCATTTTCATTTTCAACAAGTTCAGTAATATAATATTTATTTAAATTTAAATTATGTTGATAATTAGAATATTTAAACATTAAATCTACTTTATTATTTTGTGTATGTTGTTCGCTACTTGAACCACCCATTGAACCACCCCCAGGAATACTAAAATCAACATTAATCGTAGATTTATTATCTTGACTGGAATCATATTTAATTTTTATTTCCTCTGCTCCTAATTTTTCAGCAATTTGGCAAAATGTGCGTAATTTATATTCCATTTTTTTTATTAAATAATTATCAAAAGACATAAATAATTCTTCTTGGGCGAATGAAATTTTTTTATAAAGTGTATTGGGTTCTATAACGTGTTCTAAAAAATAAATCATTTTTATTTTTTTGATTTCATTTTCTTTTGCTAATTTGTCTTTTTCATCATCAGTTTTTAATTTTATATCATTATTAAATATATCAATACGATTTAATATTTCTTGTTTATCATAATAATGTAAATAAACGACATTGTATTTATTAAAATATTTTAATAAATTATTACTACTAAAAAATCTTAAATATTTATATTTAACAAATTTATAAGTTAAAAATATAACATATTCTGATTGTAATAATCTTTGTATATTTTTATTATAATAAGCATCCGTTCCTTTACAATCTTCATCTTTAATTTCAATTTGTTTTTTATTTAATATGCGAGTCATTTTTATACTTTATATAAAGTATATTACTTATTATATATGAATATATTATTAATATTATGAATATATCTTAAATATAATAATCTATTTAATATACTATTATAGTTTAAAAACCATAGTTTGTAATTGTTTTATCTAAATCACTATATGACATTCTTTGCTTTCCTAATCTTTCACTAAAACAATACCAATTTTTAATAGGTTGTAATAATTTCCATATTTGGTCTAATGAATAAATCCAATGATGCCTTGTAGAATCTAATAATGGTAAAGTCCAATTATATAAATCAATCATTATATCATACATATTTTCATTAATGATGTATCCAGAGGTTGTTTGTGCTTCTAGAACATTATGTAAAAATGTATGTTCATCATTTGTTTTAAATTTAATTAAATTATAACTTAACATACATATATCAAAATTAATATTTGAGTTAAATAATAAGTCTATTTGTTCTTCAAATGTATCTTTAGAAACTGTAAAAGTAAAATCATCTTCTAAAATTAATATATTTTTATAATTATTTTGTTTAGCCATTTTAATTATTTCTAAATGAGATTGCGTACAACCAATAATACCATAATCTGGTCTGCTAATAGCATTAAATCTTTCATAGTCAATATTAAAATTATTTAATTCATTTTCTATTTCTGCTTTTCTATCTGTTCGTGATTCTAAATTTACATAAATAACTTTATCAACATATTTATTTATAATATTTTTTAGATTGTGTGTATTATTTGCTTTTATACAATTTACCATTTTATCTTCTAAATTAAAATAATTTTGAGGTAGTGTTAAAATACTATTATTATGGTCTGCTTGATAACTATTTATAGTCCAACCACACTTTAATTCTAACCACGACCATACATTAACTTCCCAAGCAATACTATTTTTATTTGTATGTTTTATAAAATGAGGTAATTCTTTTAACATTAAAAAATACATATGTTCTAATCCTAATTTATTACCTATAAAAAATCCACCACAAAATCTCCATACAATATGCGATGTTAAAATATTAAAATAGGTTTGTGATTTTTCTTTAGAAAAACAAGTAGGAAATAATAGAAAATTATTATCATTACTTAAATTAGTATCAATAGTAAAAGATGAGATAGAATAATTATATAATTGTTTTAATATAATTTCTGTATCTGTTAAAATATGACATATACTAAAATCAATCCACGCAAAATGTTCTGTATTAAAAGGATTACTTATGAGTGTTTTATAAACAAATTCACTTTTTGCATTTTGTAAAATCATATAATTTAATGTATCCTTTTCATTATTACGATTTATTGGTAATTCTGGATTTAACTCTTTAATTAGTTTATAGGTTTCTAGGTCTTCTAAATTTATGATTGGCATTAATTTAACATTTTCAAATTCATTTTCAAGTTCTTTTCCAATATTTTCATAAGTAGATGAAACATAAAGACATATAGCAATACCACTTTTAGCAAGAGTTTTAAAATGTTTAATTCTTACTTCTGGTGATTTATCTTTACTACGGTCTTCATTTAAATCAATAAATGCTGTTGTAAAAGTAAGAGTTGGTTCTGGCATACTTTATTATTTTTGATAAAACTATTTTTATAATTTTATAATTTATTATAATAGGTTAAACATTTTTAAGTTTAATATTTTTATAATTAAACTAGTTAATATATAAATAAAATTCTTTTAATAAAATTATAAACAAGAAAATAATAAAATAATAAATTATAAATTATAAAAAATGGTTGTATTAGTATGTTGTATTACTTTATTTATTACTTTTATAGCAATATTTTTATTATTAACTTATTATTTTATAAAAAAAAGAACAGTATGGAATGAATTATTTAATCTAAATACAATTATTGAAACAGTTATGGAATTAGTTGTGTGTCCAGAACATTTTATAATATATATACCTGGAATAATATTAGAAACAACAGAATGTATTAAGAAAACACAAATAAATAATGATACAAAACAAAAAATAAAAACAGTATTAACTAAAGTAAATCAATGTATAAACAAAATGGAATTAATTGATTATAATAATGACAATGATAATGATATTAAAATTATAAAATGGGTATTACAAGGAACAATGATACATTATAATACAATGTATAGAGAAACTGGTAAATTTTTTAATAAAGTCTCTGGAAGTTATATATTATTAAATAAGAATTCAGAAAATAAAACTAATGATAATAATAATAATAATAAAAATAATAATAATAATAATTTAATTACATTAGAAAAAATGACAATAATAGAAAATAATATAGAACAATGTAATACTATTTTAAATTTATTAGAATTAATAGATAATAATGATTATGAAACACTTCTAGAGAAAGAAAATAATTATATTATATGTTTAATAAGTAAATTATTAGAAAGTATAAGAATGTATAAAATAGAAATGTATAAAATGATATATTTTTAAAAAATGAAAAGTATAATTTTTGTTTTATATTTTTTTGAAAAAAGTTTTTTAAAATTTTCCTCGCACTATAAAATAGTGGTGTAAAAGTGTGCATAAAATAGTAGATTTACACTGTAAATACACATAAAATACATTCATCAAATAATAAAGACTAAAATGGGAATAAAAAGAGAAATATAAAATTTTGCAACTTATAACTTGAGTATAATATTTATAATATATATATATAAATTATAGTAATAAAAATATAGATAATAAATTGTTTAATATTTTAATAATAGTAATTATTATGAACATATTTGTTTAAAAATAAGTAAATAAAGACTTATTTACATTCAACAAAGAACACTATTATTGTTAGATGTAATAATTTAATTTTATATTGTATATTTTTTCTTTTATTTATTTTAAAATTATTATATTAATAAACAATATATCTATCTCCTATATTTAAATCTATATATTCACCAGGAGGTATTTTTTTATGTCTTAATTTAATAATATTCAACATTTGTTCTATATTATTTATTCTTTTTTTTATATTTATAATATCACCTAATAATAATTTTTTATTATTATTAGTATCAGTATTTATATTTTCAATAGTACTATAATTATCTATTAAGTTTTGTTCTAATTTAATTCTATCCATCCAAAATTTATAAAATTTAGTATCTTCAAATCTATTTAATATCATATCTAGTTGCAATTCACTTTGTGTTAATCCTATAGTTAATTTAGGTTCTCCTATTATTTTATTAAATTCTTCATCACCAAGACTTATTTTATAATTATTTTTACTATCTATTATTAATTCTTTTACTTTTTTAATATTTTCTTTTGCATAATTATGAATTTCTGATATATCTTTAATATCTTTTATATATTTATTTATTTTAGTTTTATTTTCTAAATTATTATTTCTTATTTCAGATTCTATTATTGTTTGTAATTTTTTATCATATATTTCTGTTCTCATAGTATTTTCAATATGTTCAATATTATCATATAAAGTTCTTATCATATTTGATGTATATTCTGTTTTACATAAATATAAAATATGATGTAATAAAATAATACATCTATCAAATAGAGCATCAGCAAATTCACGAGTTTTAAATACAGTTAGTTTAAAATCTTCATTTAAAAATGCAATTTCTGATTTAGATATATTAGGTTTATAAAAATTTTTATTTTCAAGTTTATTATATATTGATTTAATAATATATATTCCTGCATTTTCTCCTGAATTTAAAATAAGTTTCATTTCACTCATAGGTATTGCTCTAACATCTTCAAATCCAAAAGGATTTATATG